AGTTGCTAGACGTTTCGCTACCTGTCTCGCTACTGTTTTGCTCTCCGTTCGCTTGGCTGTTTGCTAGCAAGTTGCTAGACGGTTGCTTGGCCTTTTGGTTGGCGGCCTTACGCCGTCCGCCCTTGCTTCCGGCTTTGCGCCGGGCCTCGCGCTGTTCCTCGGTGAGCGTCTTGGGTTCCTTGCAGATGCCTTCGGCGTAGACGGGCCTCCAGCCGCCGCCGTGCTCCTCCATGAGCCCCATGTCGATGAGCTGCTGGAGTTGTTTCATGGTGCCGCCGGCGTCCTTGAGGTCGAGCTTGTCGAAGTATCCTGGATACGCGGCCGGGTCCTTGGCCTGCATCGAGATGCCCTTGGAGTGGATGACGCAGAGTTTGACCCACAGTCCCACGGTGGCGAGAGGCAGGCGGCGGATGCGCCTGTCGTCGGCCATCTGGTCGTCGATGATGAACCACATCTCTTCTTCTCCTTCCTGTGGTTCAGTCGATCTCGCCGGTGTCCGGATCGACGGTCGCCTCCACGTCGCCGTCGTCCATGTCGAGACTGCGGCGCAGGTCGTCGATGAGGATCATCTGCCGTGACGTGGCCGGCTTCGCGCACATGTTCTCCATGGCCAGTCCCGCGTCGAGGATGCGCTGCGCGAGGTCCGCGCAGTCGTACACGGCTTCGGTGATGGCGTGGATGCCGCCCCACTTGTCGATGTGCTCCTGCTTGTTTTTGGTGTCCATGACGTTGCGGCATGCCTTGAGCACGACGGCCGCGGCCTTGGTGACCTGCTGCGTCTTGCCGATGAGGTCGATGAGCGTGTCAGGTGTCGCTTCCTGCGGGATGAGCGCCTGTTGTTCGCTGGCTTTCATTGCTTCCTCCTTTAGAATTCCGGTTCCGGATCCGGTTTGCCGAAGTCCCCAAATGACGATTGGTCGGCCGCCGGCGCGCCCCACGGATCATCGGCCGGCGGCGCGGCGGGTTGCTGTGTCTGCGCCGACTGTTGCGGCCGTTGGCTCCAGCCACCGACGCCGGTGTTGACGGTCGGCTGCGGCGATGCGGGGTTGCCGTAGACGGGACCGCCCTGGCGGCTGATGCGGGCGACCTGCGCCGTCGCGTACCGCAGCGATGGCCCGATTTCGTCGACCTGCAGCTCCACGACGGTCCGATTGGTGCCGTCCTGCGCCTGATACGAGTGCTGCTTGAGCCTGCCTTGGGCGATGACCCGCATACCCTTGGACAAAGATTGGATGCAATGCTGCGCGAGGTCGTTCCATGCCGAACAGCGGAGGAAGAGCGCGTCTCCGTCCTCGTACTGTCCGGTCTGCCGGTTGTACTGGCGTGGCGTGTTGGCGATGGTGAAGCTGGCGACCTGCGCGCCCTGGCCGGTGGTTCTCAGTTCCGGATCCGCGGTGAGGTTGCCGACGATGGTGATGACGGTCTCCCCGATGGCCATGTCATTCCCCTCTCACGTATCCGGCCGGTTCCGGGCCGAGCTGGCTTGGGTCCTTGGTCTTCCACGCGCATTTCGCGCGGAGGCATCCGGCCTCGCGGTCGATGATGATGTCTCCGAAACGTGCCGGAGCGACCAGCGTGAGATTCCAGCTGCGGTCATGGTTGAGCGCGGTGACGGTCTCATACAATTCACTGATAAGTTCGGCCGCCGTCATGCCGATGCTGGTCGGCGTGAGCGGCCATTCGAACCACCGCTCGCCTTCCGGCCTGGCTGTCTTGCTTGGCATCGTGTGCCTCCTTTGGGATTGGATTGGATGTCGTGCCGGAGCGCGGAATCGAACCGCGCATCCATCCGCCGGCGTTATCGGAGCGCCGATCCATGGCGCCCGCATCCTGTCGCGGGCCCCGGCGAAGGCCGGACGGGAGGAGAAGAGAGAAGATGACCCGTCCGGCCGGTTTTAACGTCTTTTCCTTGACGCGCGGACGGTTCCGGCATGGCCGCGCATGACGAACCACGTCCATGCCGCAATGTGTGCGGAACCGTCCAAGTCCTTCACTGCCGTTGCTCGTCCAGCCAGCGCGCGAAGCGGGGGTCGGAGCACAGGCGACGCATGATGACGGCCGTCGGAATGAGCACCGCGAACGGCACGGCGATGAGATGTTCGATCGGATGCGTGCACGCCGGCGTGCAATACAGCACCCACATGGCCAGCAACCACACCGCGAACAGCAGCTGATGCAGGATGACGTGGGCAAGGGCCTTCATCACATCAGCTCCTTGTTAATGGTGTCGATAACGATGTCCACGAGGTCGGCCACGTCGAGGTCGACGTATCCGACGATGTGACCGAGCGAACGCCTTGCTTCGATTTCGTCCCATAAGTCGCCGCAGGCCGGACTGATGGCGTCGCCATGGTCCTCAAATTCCCTGAATATCGCTTCGACGCAGGCTTTGCGGATGTCGTTCATTTGTTCTCCTTTTCTTCCCATGGGTCAGGCCACGGGGTATCGGTACGCCAGTTGTTGTCGGTCATCACGCACCCACCTCTTCCTCGTATTCGGCCGTGCACTGGTACAGGTGTTGCGCGAAATAGGCGATCATCTGCTCCTTCGGGTACATGACGATTCGTCCCACCTTCACGAACTTCGGGCCGATGCCCGCGCTACGCCAGTACGCCAGGGTGCCTTCCTTGATGCCGCAGTTGTCCGCGATGTCCTTCGTTGTGTTCATCGGCTTCAACGCCGCCGCCAATGCGGCGAACACCTCTTTGTCATCCATCACGCACCCGCTTCCAACGACGGCTGGAGGCAGTACCGGCGGATGAAGTACGTCTGGCCCTTGGCGACGAACCAAGGTTCCCCCGCCCCATCGGTCAGGGTACGCAACGAGGCGCCGTTGAAGTTGTAGGATTGAATCTCACTGGTCATTTTGTTTCCTTTCGAAGTGAGGGGCGATGAACGCCGCAAAGTTTGTGAAGAATTTCCTGCTCACAGCCAACGAAGAGCAGAACGTGACGTTCTCCATCGCAGACGTGTCTGGCGCCATGTCTGTCGTGGAACAGACGATTCGCGTCATGGCTGAAGCCGGCAACGAGGACGCGCAACTGGCCTCGACCTGCCTTGAATCAATCTGGCTTGATATCTGGGCCGCGTACGAGCGTGGCGGGAAAAGCCGCGAAATGCACAGGTCGAACGTTTCCCTGAGCATTCAGGACCGGATGGCGCTGCGCACGGCGGAACGACTGCTGGACCAGGGACCCGAACAGTATCCACGTCAACGCCGCGACGATATCCGTTCGATGATCGACGAGCTGCCATCGTTGCTGAACGACATCACACTCCCGCAAGGGCTCAAGGAATACATCGCCCGCCTTGCACGCGAAGTTCGAATAGCGTTGGACGAGTACGACCTGACCGGCGATTTCAAGCTCGATATCGCGTTCGCTAGATTGCAGACCTCGCTCAATGTCGCAGCCACCGTTTCCAAAGACGCCGAATCACAAGGGAAGCTGGTCGGTTTCCTGAAGACGAAGGTCTGCCCGTGTCTCGCCGCCGGAGCCCTCGCCCTTGGAGCCGTTGCAGACGGCGCGACTGTTTTGGACTATCTTGGAGTCCACTCCCAGATTGCTTCATCCCAGCAAGCTTCGAATACGTCTCACGAACAATCTGCGAACGATACGTCTCAAGAGCAGTGAGGGTCAGCCGTCCGTCAGCCGCCTGCGTCTTCAGGTCGTCCATGACACCATAGAAGACATCAAGTGCGGCTTCGAATGAATCACCGTCATACTTGGACAAATCAACAACCATTTGATTCTCCCTTCGATTCATGCGTCGGCGAGCGCCTGACGCTCACGGTTTGATCTGCTTGATGTTGTCGATTGGCTGGAGGAGCAGCGTTAGCAGCTGCAGAAAAGTCATGTCGAACATTGCAGCGATGTTTTCCATATCGCCCAGCGTGAAGTCTTTTTCTCCATTGAGTTTTCGGTTCACAAGCGGCCGTCCACATCCAATCGCTTTCGCGATATCTTCTTGTGTTTTGTGCCTGCGAGCCATCTCTCCGCGAAGGTTGTCTCTCATAAGTTCCGCTTCGCTTGTCACCAGACCTCCTTTCTTGCTGCTCTTTGCTGACAGTTACAAACTGTATTCAAATGAATACTGTCAGATGAGTATTCATTTGAATACTTTACAGAAAGTACACAATTGGGTATCTTTGGGCTATGGGAACAAGAGCCAATAACGATGTGACCGCTGGTGCGCGGAGCATCATGCAGTATTGCAAATCACTACAAGTCAAGAGCGGCATGACTGCAACTGAATTCGCAGCGGAATGCGGGTTCAGCCGCAATTATTGGTTTGTTCGAGCTCGTTTTGACGCACCACTAACAATTTCGGACTGCGAGCGCATTGCCAATGTATGCGGGATGACGCTGAAAGAGCTATTCACCCGCGCCCTGGGCAGCGATGCCGCACGAGCCTACGCCGCCCGCGAGCGCGAGTTCCAGGTCACGGATGATCTGGTGGATCGTATCGCTTCCCGTCCGGAGGATTTCGGCGTGGCTGCCAACGACGATCCGAACAAGGCACTTGAAGCGGAAACGCCAAGAGATTGAATTTTTAATGCAAATCAACCAAGGAAAGAAGGAAACCATGTACAGGAAGACAATCGCAACGGCCGTTGCCGGTCTGCTCATTCTCGGGCTTGGCGCATGCGGCAACGCCAGTGACGCCAAAACCGCCGACGCCGGCAGCACGAGCCAATCGCAGACGACGAAGAAGCCGGCAGAGAAGAAGCCGGCAGAACAGCCTGCGGATCTGACCGGCACATGGAAGCAGACCAACTCCGGCAGCACGGATTCCTGGATGGAAGCCGAGATAACGGCCGACACAATCACCGTCCAGTGGGTCAGCGACAACGGCGATACGAAGAGCCTGTA